GACGCAGTTCGCGTTCTATCGCGAGATGCTCCGCGCTGCCGGGAAGGAAGTCAGCAACGTGATTCTGATTGTGGTGGAGAAGAATGCTCCGCATGCATGCATGTGCGCTGCCCTCCACCCGGATGGGCTTGACCTCGCAGCCTCGCGCCTGCCTGACCTTGCAAAGTTGTACGCAGAGTTCCTCACGGATCCGTGCAAGGGGTGGAGCGATGACATCCTTGAGATCCGTATCCCGAACTGGGCCACGACCGACCTACTCGCACCTACTGGAGAATGACATGGAAACTAGCACTACGACCGGAGCAATCGCTGAAGCACTCGCGAAGGCGCACCTTGAGATCGACAACCCCGAACTGGATGGCGTGAACCCGCACTTCAAGTCGCGGTTCAGCACCCTTGCGGCAGTCCTGAACGCCGTGCGCAAGCCTCTCGCAAAGCAGGGTATCGCGCTGATGCAGAGCGTGTCCTTCCTTGAAGGCCGCATCGGAGTCACCACCAGTCTGCACCACGCATCGGGTGAATGGATGCGCGAGACGATGGCGTTCCCCATCCCCGGAAACAGCAACGTGCAGCAGGCCGGAAGCACCGTGACCTACCTCCGTAGGTACAGTCTGATCAGCCTGTGCGCAATCGTCGGTGATCCTGACGCGGATGACGATGGCGATGGCGACCGCAAGGAACGTGCGCAACAGCGGCCCGCTGCCCGACAGGAGTATCAGGCTCCGAAGGCGGCAGTCAAGACCGCGCCCAAGCCCGAACCAAAGATGGAACAGGCGGATGGGGAATGGGTGCGCATCGTCTGCAAGTGGGTGGACGAGGGCGTGGCGGGCAAGAACTCCACCCCGTACGTCAAGATCAAGGATCCGGACGGGAACACCTACTTCGCATGGGATCTCGCGCTGCATCCGACCCTGCTGAACATGAAGGGCGAAACGATTTGGGCAATCACCGAAGCGTCCAAGAAGGAAGGCGCACCGCCGCGCATCGTGGAGATCCGCACCGCTCCGCCCGTTGATTCGGGAGACATGTATGAGCAATGAGAACCTTGCTGCCGATGGCCTGCCTCCACGCAAGACGCGGGGGCAGGCCACGCGGTGGGACACGCAGGACGAAGCGTGGTCATCCGTTCAGCCACGGATCGGGACGATCAATGCGAAGGTTCTCGCAGCACTGGAAGAACTGCCAAGCACCTGCGATGAACTGGAACAGCGACTTGGATTGTCGCATCAGACTTGCTCTGCATCGGTCAACAACCTGATGAATGTCGGCCTGATAGTTGCGCACGGATATCGCAAGACACGGTCGGGCCGTTCCGCCCGTGTATGGGAAGTCGCGAAGTCGGAGTTTCTCTTTCCGGTAGGAGCATCACATGGAAATGATTGACATCATTACCCGATTGCGTCAGCAGCAGCAGGGCATGCTGCGCAAGGGGGAGTTCGCATTCATCAACCGAAGCGACATCGTTGAGTTGTTGACGATGGTCGATGCTCTTCGTGTTGACTTGGAGGTAATGACGCAAGAACATCGTGCGGCATGCCAAGACCGAGACTTGATGATTCGGGAGCGCGATGAGGCGCGGCAGTTCGTTTGCAACCGTGAATACCTGATGACAGGTATGACCACTACGCCGCAGGAGATCGCCAAGGAGCGCGGTTGGGATTGCTTTCCACAAGAGGACAAGCCATGCCAGTAGGCGGCAGATACAAGAACACAAAGTACGGACACAACGCATCGGGCGACGATGTGTTCTTCATCCTCATCCCGATCTTCGCGGTCGTCTTGCTCATTGCGATGATCGGTGAGGCCCGGAGAGCCAAGAGCAGCACGAACCACAACACCACACAGAAGGAGACTCGCAATGTTCAGTAACACCTGCGCCATGACACTCGCACAGAAGTCCGACCGCATCCTCGCCAAGACGCGGGGCTTGAGCGGAACGACACCAAACGCCACGCAACTCATCGAAGAACTGCGGTCAGCGTTGGAGGAAAACATGAAGGAAGTGCAGCGGCTACGGAAGGAGGAAGGCAAGTGAGCAAGAAGAAACCAAAGACGATTGATGCTTCCTGCCCCGTTACGTTGATGGGGTGCGAAGGAGAAGTGATCGTGGAGATGACTCCGACCGAAGCAGTTTCGATGATCGAAAAGGCATGGCAGGAAAACAGGCGACTGCGGCAGGAGAACGCAACCCTTACCGCCGAGCGCGACGAGGCGAGGCGGATGTATTGCGGACGGGTTTCCCGCGATGTGCCGCTTGATGCGTTTGATATTGCGAAGAATCACGGTTGGAACTGCTTCCCGCAGGAGGACGGCAAGTGACCGTATCCGATCTCACTGGAAAGATGTTCGTTGTCATTGATCACCTTCGTGATCAGGGCTTCACCGTTGGGCAGACCGAACGTGGATTCGTTGCGGTCGATGACGATGGAGTGATCTTCACCGTCTCGCCCGGGCGCACCCATGTCTGCATCGTTCACCCCAAGAACGGCCAGTACATGGAACACCGTTGCAATGGACTACCTGACATCGAATGGTTCGATGACCTCACGAATGAAATGGTTCAATTCTCAAAGGGGAAGCGATGACTCAAAGCGAAATGACAGTGCATGAACTCGACATGGACATCCTCGCACGACTGCGCAGGCAGGAACGGATCAGCAGGTTGTCGGCCCAAGTCAACTCATTTGAAGAACGGTCGAAAACAGAATGCGCTGCGATCCAAGAAATCGAACGCCTCCGCGAAGAATGCGACAGGCTTGCGCGGCGCAACACCATGCTGATCAAGGAACTGGAGGAGCGCGGCAGGAAGTTCACGCCCGAACAGTTGCAGAGAGCAATCGTGAAAGCCATGTACGAAGGCGAGGGATAACGTGGACAAGCCCGTATTGGATCCGGACAAGGAAGTCGCGGTCTTGATGCGGTTGAGGATGGCTGCGGAGCAGAGGGAGGCACAGGCACACAACGCTGCCGCTGCACTGGACGAGTGCCTTACCCTGCTCATGCTTGCCCTCCGCCAAGCCGCCGCCACCCGTGGCGGAATGCAGCAGCGCAGGGCGAAGAGACTGATCAGCAAGTTCACCATCCTTCGGATGGACGCACTGGACGGAAAGTCCCCGTGCCATGCACGGAAAGTACTGGAGACTATGGATGAAGCACTGGACAATACAGATCGACTGGTTCGTTGATGACTCCCGCATCCTTGGGGCGCAAGGTTCCTTCAACGTGGAACCCGGCGACTCCGCCATCGAATGCGCTGCCCTTATCGCAAATGCTGTCGGCGCGATGGGCGAACCTGCGGAACGACTTCTGCACGGTGAGGGTAAGGAATGGGACAAGCGCATTACGATGCTGACGCTCCATTCAGGCAACCGCCGCCGTTCGATCAGCATCGAACAGCCCAGTGGGTGGAGCGACCAAGAGGCGCACCGATGGGCAACGCAACTGATGGAATGGATTCTCGCAGCCCCTACGACGGAACTGCTAGAAGCCTGACCATCGTCCTCCCACCACCAAAGATGCCAAGCGCGAACGCCCGGTCACACTGGGTGGTACGCATGAAGGCAGCGCGACACGACCGCTACGTTGCGGCCACCCTCGCGATGGTGGAGATGCGAAAGTGCGCATCGTGGGAGCCGTTCAGGAAGGCGACCGTGACCGTTGAGTGGCGCGGTCGCGGTCGCCTCCCGGACGTAGACAACATCGGCGGTCGCACCAAGGCGTTCATCGATGGCCTGACCGATGCGAAGGCGTGGTCGGATGATCGCATGATCCAGTCCATCCAGTTCTCCACCGTCCGCGTCAAGTCCGTATCCGACTGTGGAGTCCTGCTTACCATCACGGAATCACCATGAAGAATGACTGCCAATTCCCCGACCTCGCATCATCCACCGCCCACCGCCGGGGATGCAGGTGCATCGACTGCAACAACTGGAACAACGAGAAGCACCGGGCGGTGATCGCCCGCGCCAAACTCCGCGCTGCCAAGGGCAAGCCCTGCAAGTTCCCGAACCACTCCGCATCGACCGCATACCAGTATGGATGCCGCTGTCCGAAATGCGTGGCGAAGAACACGGAGCGATGCCGGATGTATAAAAACAAAAACCCCCGGCGTTAGCCGGGGGCTTGTTCGCGTCCCTCTCAAGGCGTGGTTTCGTAGACTACCGACTGCCCCGCCACCGTGAAATGGTGGCGTACCACCCGGGGCGAGGCCGATGGCGTGGGCATGGTGAACACCTGCACCGGAGCCGACACCACTGGGGCGGACACCTGCACCGGGGCGGACACCGGGTTCCACGGCGGGTTGACCCCGGGCCAAGTCTCAAAACTGGATCCAACCCATGCACCCTTGTCCAGTTTCACAGCGATTCCCGAACTCCATACCACGAAGTTGTCATCGACCTGAAAGATGGTCGAACCGTAGATGGCAGTCACCATCGACAGGGCGGTAAGATTACCTAGCGGCATCGGAAACTCCCTCCGTTGCGGCGAGGCGGGATGCTAGTGCAACCTCCACCGCCTGATGCACGGTCGCATGCATCGACAGGAACGCGCCCGCCGGAAGGTCGGCGGCGACCAACTCCCGGTACTTAAGGAGCATTTCGTAGGTGACGAGCGGGAGCGGAACCTGCTTCCGTTCCTTCCACGTTGAATGCGGGTTATCGCTGCTGCTTCGTTGCGCTTTCATAGTTCAACCTCCGTGTCAGAATGTGCGGCGAGGAATGCAGACTCCGCAGCGTTGAACGATTCAACAGCGGCATCGAACCCGGCCTCGTTGTCCGGGTCGATCTTGGAAAGTTCGTATGCGCACCGCACCAGTTCCCGTGCGGTGGAGGAATCAATCTCCCCGGCCAGTACGGTGGTGGTGATCGGGCGGGTGGCGCGTTTCATCCACGCCTTAACGGTGAGGCGGGTGCGTCCGCCGAATAGCAGTGAGTCGATGTTGATCATGGTCGGTTCTCCAGTAAGTGCGATAGGGCTACACAGTGTTGCCCATCCCGCCCACCCAGTGGGTGGACAGGTGGGGAACACGGTCAGTCGATGGTGCATTCGCTGATGATGCACTCGTTCAGTTCCTTCGCCACCGCGTACTGCGCCGGGGTCATTGAGTTGAAGTGATTCAAGAACGCGGCGATGCCCGTGCGGATGGTTTCCAAAGCAACATCCGCATCAACACCGCCGGAGTAATTGTCAAGAGACTTGCACACCCCTGCCTGACTGCAAGTGATCGCGGCGTTGCGAATGGCAGCGGCTGCGAACTGGTAGAGGCGGTGGCGGTTCAGCGCATCGGCGGGAATGGTGACGGTGAACGTCCCCGGATCCTTGCTGCCCTCCACCATGTTGCGGTCGCCGCTGATGCGGATGGTGGTGACGCTGCCGTCGATGTAGGACGAGACGATGGTGGCTTTGATGTCGATGTTGGTATCGGTCTTGAACGTGATGCCGTGGGTGTAGGTGGTCATGGTCAGGTTCTCCAGTAAGGGGTGATGTCGGACGTTCCGACTAGTACAGTGTACCACAAGTATACAGGAAGTCAATAGGTAATACAGGAAAGTTTGTAGATTTCTGTAAACCTAGATGAAATCAGGAGTTACGCATCGATGCGGCCAACGCCTTGCGGGCTTGGGTTCGCTGCTCCAACAGGGGGAGTACGTCCCCCTCCGCACTGGCGAGGGCGGACCGCAATGCCTTCCGCTCTTCGTCAGTTGTAATAGGGGTGCAGAAATCGATGAACCACCGGGCGCGTTCGATGTCCCGCAGGATGATGCGGCGGGCGGGAACGTGCATCCCCCCAGTTTGCATACGCTTGCGCCATTCGATCAGGCGGTCAATGGTTCCGGCCACCGATGCGGTGAGGTCGGTACGCAGGGTGTCGATCTTGGGGTCAGGTCGCATAGGGTTCTCCAGTTGGGGGTTACTTGGTGGTCGGCACGGTTGCGATCCCGGCATCGAAGGTGCTGATGAGCAGCACGATCATCCCGCCGATGGTGGTATCGCGGTCATCGATGGGTTGGTAGTACGCGCCGTGCTTGTCTAGGCCAGTGCGTTGCATGAATGCATGGAGGTTGGCAAGCGTTCGCCGTGCGCGTCCCTCGCCGTCACCCTTTTCGGGCCTGCCGTAGTAGTGCATTTCGAATGCGCCAAGGTGGTAGATAACCTTATCAGGCTTCGCGCCTAGCCGCCCGATGAGGTGCTGCATGGTGGATTCTTCGGTGGTGTTCTTCATGGTCGGGTTCTCCAGTTGGGGGTGGGTCAGGCGGTCTTTCCGTCCTTCGGACGCTTGACGGTCTTGAGGTGGGCCAGTACCGCCAGTCGGGTGACCTTGGTGACGAGCGCGTCAAGGCGGCGAGCCGTGCGCGGCTTGCGACCGTCGCAGAGAGCATTGCCGTACTTCAAGGCGTTCCGCAACGCCTCGACCTCGTTCGCGTCGAGGCTTGCGAAGTCATCGATGTGATGGATGTACCCCGCGTAGCGGTCATCGAGTTCGCCGTCCCGGCTGCGGCGGTCGCGGGCGTTGTAGCCGCCGTTGTTGTACGCCTCGTAGTAAATCCGGGCGATGCACCGCAACGCCTCGCCATGTTCGGTCGGCGCGTTGCCGCAATCGGGGACGAGCGCGTCGCACAGCGCGTCGTGGATCTCTTGCAGTTCGCCGTCGCCGTTCCAGTAGGTGGGGGAATACTTGGTCTTCACGGTCAGGTTCTCCAGTAAGTTGCGCAGTACTGTCGGGATTCGTCCCGACTGACTCGCGGATCCCCCTCCCCCACTTCGGGGGGGAGGGGTGACCGCGCACCAGTCGCGTCACACTGCGGCGGTCGCGACCTTCCACACTTCGGCGGAATCGTCGGCGGTGCTGCCGTTCCACTGGGCGTAGGCACGGGCGGTGCTATCGCCCTTGCGGATGGCGTACTGGCTGCGAACGTGCTGCACCCAGTTCGTCGCCGCGTTCGCTGCCACCCACAGGTTCGCGCCGTACTGCTGCGACTCGCGGTCGAACACCTGCGCCATGTGCGCGAGGCCCACCACCGCCTTCTCGCGGCGCGTCTCCTCCCACCCGTTGGTGGGGTTGTTCGGGATCTCGCCGTCCAGTCGCTGCACCACCTCCACCCACAGGGCTTGGATCGCAGCGCGGTTCATGGGCTTGGCCGCGAGGCGGGCGGCGACAGCCTGTCCCTTTTCCATGTTCGCGAACCACTGCTTGATGATCCCGGCCATTTCCTCCACCCGCGTTCCGATGCCGGAGGTGTGGCGGAAGGCGATGCGATCCTTCGCCTCACCCAGTGCGATGCGCATGGTGTTTGCGCACACCACCCGCGTACCCGTGCCAAGCCCCTGCAAACTGGCCGTACCATCGTGCGCGTTGGTGAGCATGAAGTAGGGGACGGTCGCGTCACCCTTGCCGCCCATTTCGATGGACGCGGCGCGGATCAAGAACCACACCCGGCGACCGCCGTACAGGGATCCGGCGGATTCGATCTCCACACCCCTATCGGAACCCGCGTCCCGCAGGGCGTACGCCAGTTCGGCCAGTTGCGAGTTCTGTACCGGGGTGTAGTCGGGGCCGACCACGCCAAGGACGGACTTGTCATCCGACCGCACCAGTACCTGCGCGGTGTCGGTGGACACGCGGAACTCTTCCTTCTCGCCGGGGTTGAAGATGCCGGAGATGGATGCGGAGGGGAGTACGTCCCATTCCAGTCGGGCGAGGCGGAGCGCGGCGAAGGGGTTGGGTGCGCCCTCCGTCACGGTTCCCAGTCCGTGCCATGCGGACTTCCCGGCGAGGACAAGGTGGTCGTTGTTGCGGATCTGATGTGCCATAGTGAGGTTCTCCAGTGAGGGGGTGATTCGGTCGGACGTTCCGACCATGTGAGTACTTTACAGTCTATCGGCATTCTGTCAACAGGAAATTCAGTAGGATTGTAGAATTTCTGTAACAGGCTATCGGAACTAGACTTGCGGACACAGTGTCGCGCATCCCGCCCCCGGCGTGGGCCGGGGACAGGTGCGAGGCACGGCGTTAGGCGGTCGCCTTCCCACGGGCGAGGGCGTTCGCACGGCGGGCGAGGGCGCAATCGTGGGCTTCCTCCGCCTCCCCGTGCAGGGCGGCGTACGATTCCACGGTGATGAACTTCGTCCGGAAGAGTAGATCGATGTGGGATCCGATCCGTTCGTAGGTGAACCGCATACGGGTGACGGACGGCGTTCCGGCCCATTCGGAAGGTGTCCATGCGTCCATGAGGCGGCGCATATCGCGGTTCATTTCCTCGCAAATAACTGAAACGAGGTGGGTAGCAGGGCGGGCGAGATCACGCATTTCGGCGTTGTGGGTGAATTCCAGTGAGGCGCGTTCGATGGGTTCGGACATGGTGGTTCTCCAGTAGCAGGGCGAAAGGCTGCACGGTGCAGCCCGTCCGGCCCCCTCCGAAGAGGGAGCGCGGCGGGTGGCACAGTTAGTAGATAGGGGTGCGGACGGTTTCGATGGTGGCAGTGGGGAAGCACTGGTTGCGGACGCGGGCGGCAGCGCGGTGCGTTCGGAAACGCATGGCGTGTTCGCGCTTGCCCCATTCCACGCTACTGGCCGGGTGATCCCGGACGATGGCCCCCGCTGCGGTGCGGTAGTGTCCCGGGGGGGCCACAACGTACAGAACATCGTTTCGGAAGGTGTCGCGGACGATGAAATGCGTTTCGTGGAGGATGCGGCAGGTCGGGCGGTGGACGGTGTTGGTGCAGGTGAGTCGGGGCATGGTGGTTTCTCCAGTTGGGGGTGGTTAGGCGGGGAGGCCGTAGGTGTCCCCGGTCACGGGGCAGCAGTCAGCGGCGGCGGCGCGGGCGCGGTTCGCCTCCGCCAGTTCGTAGCCGTAGCGGAATGCGTGGATCCGCTCCAACAGTTCCCGCGCCGGGATGTAGCCGTAGGTGATCTGCCGGATGCCGCCGGAAGCGTTCGCCAGTCGCTGCAATTGCCACCCGCCGTACGCGCCGGACAGGATGTAGGAACCGATGGCCCCCGGGGTTGCGTTGGTGGTGCGGTTCAGCAGGTCAACGGCGGCGCGAAGGTCGGTCACGGTGATACGGGTACGCATGGTCGGGTTCTCCAGTCAGGTGCGAGAGGCGGCACAGTGTCGCCCATCCGGCCCCCCCAGTAGGGGAGCGCGGTGGGGGACACGGTTAGGCGTTGCACAATTCGGCAATGTCGGTGCGGATGTCGCGGGCAATGTCGGTAGCGCGGTTGCGCTCGCCAAGCCCGCCACCCCACTCGTGGCCGACTTCCTTGCACGGGCCGCATGACCACACTTTGCCATGCGGGGCAGACAGATACAGGGTGTGCGGTGCTTCGCGGTGCGGAGCGGGGCGATAGTCGAATGTTCCGCCCAGTGCTAGCAGGCGATCAACCTGTGTGCGGATGCACTTCGGCATGGTTTCGGTGTTCATGGTGGTTCTCCAGTCAGGTGCGAGAGGCGGCACAGTGTCGCCCATCCGGCCCCCTGCGAACAGGGGACGCGGTGCGGGTCACGGTTAGGCAAACGGGCAGAGGCGGATGCGGGGGCTGTAGCCGTACTTGGTTTGCGCCTTGCGGGCTTCAACGGCACGGGCGTAGTCGGCAGCATCGACGTACACCACTCCGTCCTCTGACCAAACGTAGCAGCCCAATGAATCGGACAGGTCGGCGGCAATCTCGCGGGCTTCGCGGCGCGTTCTTTCGGATGGGGTTCGGTTCGACATGGTCAGGTTCTCCAGTTCGGGGTGCGGGTTAGGCGTTGCGGAAGTTGGTGAGGATGTAGGCGGCGGCGTGGACGGCAAACGCGGTCAGGCACAGGGCGAGGGTGGCGAAGACGGTGCAGAGGGCGATGGTGGCGAGCATGGGTGTTCTCCAGTTCGGGGTGCGGTCGGCAACGTGCCGATGCGGTAAGGTAACACCCTATCGGCTGCCTGTCAACAGGTAGGGTAGGAAATTTGGCAAGATTCTCAAGAAATCTTTCAGGGCTAGGAAACGCCGGGAAACGCGAGGGAAACGCCTAGCCGTGCGACACTTGGCGCATGGACGAAGCAGCAGGCGACTGGTTGGCAGACTTCGCACCTAATTTCACGAAGTCAAGGGAGCGCAAGGAAGCCTTCCTGCGGGCTTGGGTGACTGGGGTGGGTTGGGGAGCCGCCTGCCGTGCTGCGGGCGTTGCAGAGGCAACACCGTGCGGTTGGAGCGAATCTGACCGGGTCTTCGCTGCTGCCCGTGCGCGGGCGGAGGCGGCGATTGCGGAGGGGCATGAGGCGACGCTTGACCAGTTGGCTGCGGGGACGCTGCCGGGGTCACAGGTGCAGTTGAACGCGATAGCCCTGCGGCTGCGGGGCTTGAAGCCCGGGCGGTACAGGGACAGCGCGCAGCGGGTCGAGGTCTCCGGCGCACTGCGGGTGGAGGACGGCAACGCCTCGCGGGCGATGGAAATGCTCGAACGGTTCGCTGCGGCTGCGCGACTTCGGGCAGCGGCAGCAGAGAGTCCGGCAGCACTGCCGGAACCGGGGGCAGACGATGCGCAAGCATGATGGGCGTGGCCGGGTGCAGGGCATGACTCGCGCATGGTGCGCGGAGCGGAGGGCTGCGCGGGCGCAGGGCGGCGAGGCGTGGGAGGCGTGGCAGGCGGCGCACCCGGGCGGCGTGCCGACAGCGGCGGAGGTGGACGCGGCGGCAGCGGGCGCGAAGGGGGCGCGGGCTGCGGCCATGCGGGCAGCGCGGGCGCAGGCGAGGCGCGAGGCGGGGCGCGAGCGCGGGGCGGGCGGGCGGCGGGCGACCGTGGGGGTGGGCGGGGGGGTGGGGGGGGAGGGGGGTGGCCCCTCGCCGTACGGATCCCCCGGGCCTGCCGCGCCGCCGGAGTCCCACTCCCCTCTCCCTCGCCGTCTAGACTCGTTCTCGGAAGCCCTGTACCAACCCACATGGCCCACGGACCCTAACGATGTTATTGCTCTCCGTGACTTTGTGGTTCGTGGTGCGAACGAGGCTGAACGGGCGGATCTGTACGCGCTGTTCAAGAGCGATCCGGCAGCATGGCTCGCCATGACCGCATGGACCTACCGGGTGAAGGAGGTCACCTTGGACGGGCGGGAACGCCCGGTGGAGGTGGCCGATGTGCCGTTTGTCCCGTGGCCTGTGCAGATCGGATCGATCCGCAAACTGGCCGCGTGTGTGAAGGACGGTCGTGATTCCGTGATCAGGAAGAGCCGCGACATGGGGGCATCGTGGCTTGTGCTTGGTCTGGCGACATGGGGGTGGCTGTTCCACGGGTGGCAGAGTCTGC